ATCAAAAGCATCTGCATATTCCCATCTACGTGAGTGAGTGTTTGCAGCCGCGGCATTTGCAAAAGGTGTTGATACAATCATTACAGTTGAATTAGTAATTGACGAAACTTTACGTTCTTCAGTAGTTCCAACAAGTTTAACAAGATCACCTACAGTATATTGAGTATCAAATGCTGAAGCTGTTCCTGTTATTGTGGTTCCATTAGCAGAAGCTGCGACAGTTCCAATCATATCTGTTGCTGGTTGACCAAAAGCAGATAGTTTCCTACGAGTATAAGCACCAGTATTGGCTATATCTGCGGCACCTGTTGCAACCAAAACTGTATTGGATGTAACAGCAGTAACTACAACGTATTTAGAATTCCAAAAGAGAACACTACCAACCGAAACATCATTCGAAAAGGTTGTTCCCACTCCTAAAACTGTAGTATTAGCTAATGTGTATACGACAGAAGTTGCAGTAGGTGAAACATCTGTATTACTGTTAAGTGTTCCGTCATCATTTGTATTTGCTCTTGAAGCACCACACATGGAAACTCTCAAACTATTTCCAAGATCTCCTGGATATGATGCAATGAATGCTCCAGCAGTGGTGATTTGTGATCCGCCCATGTCTGGGTCGTATGTATTCTCATAATGTTCATCATTTCTCACCTGCAGTGCAGTGGTCACTGCCGCATTATTTGCGGTTGTGTGCACAGCACGAACTACTTTAAGATTTCCCGAATACGCGAGATAACTTGCGGCAGTAAACCATGTTTTGTATGTAGCGGCGTTAGGTTTCCCAAAGACATTTACTAATTCAGTTTCATTAGATACTGTTGTTCTCCAGACTGCTGGTCCCCATTTAAAGGGTCCCGCAAGTGCACCTTCCGTCATGGAAAATTCTGGTACAACCGTAGTTAAATCAATTTCTTTGGTTACAACGCCTGGACTAATTGTAAAAGGCATTTTATCTCTCCTATTATAAGTTGAAAGATTAGTTTATGGTTTTTCTACCATATTACATTTATTTATTATTTTTCAATTCTCTAAAATCATAAATATAAAGTAATATCATAAATATACGAAATGCTAATATGGATAAACATAAATTAATAGACAATAAAAAAATAGTTGATCGATTTCTTAAAAAGATTGATCGTACTGAAAAACACACAGAATGTCATATCTGGCTTGCTTCTAAAAATAAGACAGGTCATGGAATGTTTTCTGTTATGGGTAGAACTATGCCAGCCAGTAGATATGCTTTTATGATGTTTCGGGGAGAAGTTGCCAGTCATGAAGTAATAACACAAACTTGTTTTAATCCCTCTTGTGTTAATCCCGATCACCTTGAATTATCAAGTAAAAGAAAGATAGGAAAAAGATTAACTATTCATCCAGAACAATTAGTTACTGGCTCTATCAACTTTCTAAATAGACTTAAAAAAGAAAGGCCTGATTTGTCTATCAAAATTGAAGACCTAATATCTGAAATTAACAATCCCCCTACAGAAATTAATTTTAGTGATATCGACCCTTTTAGTAATATAGCCTCCTAGCTTCATCTTCTTCTATTGTCCATACAGTACCTTTATCATCTTTAAATGTTTCTTCTTCTCTACCATCATCTATAATTCCAAACGGCAACATATCTTGTTCTAAAGTTTCCATTTGTTCTTCCCACATTTTTTTCCTAATATCCATGTTTGTCAACTCCTTAAAATATCTTTGTTGAACTAACCAACCGAATATAACCAGCGTCATTGCTAGGTCATCATGTGAACCATCTTCTGCCTGATACGTATTGTTTGTCAAAGCAAAAGTTGTAAGTTCTCTAATTGTTTCAAAATCTGGTATGATTAATTGATCTTGTTCTATCAAATCTTTTAGAGTCGCACATCCAATTCTCTTGATTTGTTTACTCGTTCTTATTCCTAACTGAATGTTCTTCGCAAATCCGCCACCAATTTGTTGTCCCGCTCTTCCCCTCATTGTAATGATCATGATATTTTCGTATTCCAAATCATAGTGAAGGGTATCTGCTACTTGACTTCCAATATCATTTACCTCAATTAAAACATGAGCAGTATTATACTTTTGTCCTACATTGTAAATCACATTCGGATATAACATAGGTGAAATGGTATTGTCTCTATATTTTGCTACTTGTCTATAGGGCATTTCTGAGACATCGATTACATTCAATGCAGAATAATCTACACCTTTTCCTTGTGCAGTATCTGCAATAAGAGCATAAGTATGATTTTTAACTGGTTGTTCATATACATCTAAATTGTTATTACTGTGAATTGGATTCTTAAATACCATTGTTCTGAGTTTTGATGGAGCAATTAATGTATATGTTGATCCCACAAATTCACATTCAAACTCTTGAGTGAATTGTACTTCAGAAGTATTACGTATTGTTTCTTCTTTCCATTTACCATCTCTGCCCGGCATTTCTGACCAATGAACCTCAATTGGTACATAGTCATTTCTTTTTTCTTCTGCATCTACCCACATTTTATAAAACATGTTGAGGCCAAGTGGAGTTGAAACAATTAAAACTTTGGTAGATTCACCAGCAGAAATAGTAGGATAAACAGAAGTAAAGAATTGTTCGGCAATGTTTTGTGGTACGTGTGCGAACTCATCAAGAAAAATAATATTGAATGAACTACCACGAACAGCAGAACTAGAAGTCGCTGCGGCAATAACCTTAGAACCATTTTCTACTTCTATGTTTCCTTTGTTCCAAACAACCACTCCTTGTTGCATCCATTTGGGTAAATGTTCGTATGCAAGTTGTAATCTAGAAAGAAGTTCTCTTGCTACCGACCCTTTGTTAGCGAGAATAGCAACGTTAACACTTTCATTGAACAAAATGTAATGGAGAAGAAATGCGATAATAGTGGTAGACTTGCCTGTTTGTCTAGGCATTTTACAGATCACAAAACGATTATCAGTAAACTTGTGAATCATATCTTTCTGATAATCATACATATTAAATGGAACTAAACCCCGGTCAACATGAATAATTTGTACATAATTACGAATGAAGTGTTCAGGGCTCTCTTTACATTTCATATATTCTTGTAAGGAATCCTCTGTCCACTCAACGGGCTGAGATATTGATTTAAGATTAGGATTATTTAAATAAAATGGCGATTTTTCATTAGCCATTATTTTGTCTCCTTTAATTTACTTTTCAACAACTTCTGTAATTCTGCCGTTGAGCCTACGAACAACGCATTAGTGACTTGCGTTGGCCCCTTTTCTACATTTAGTTCTTTTTTGGTTTTATGTAGTTTCATCAATGCTTCGTTTGCGTCTAATCCAGATTTAATCAATTGACCTACAACCTCAAATGCTCTTGCATTTTCCGATTGTTTCGCAATCTCTAACATTTCCTCAACAGCGTCTTGATTTCTTTCGATTAAATTGTAGTAATTTTCACGGGCATAATTATAATCAATATCATCATCTTTACCATTTTTTTGTGGAATAACTCTTGCAGACGGTTCTGGTTTCATTTCCGATGAAGGAACTAAACTAGTAATTTCAAGTATTTCATCTATACGAGTATCATTTTTCATTCAATTCTCCATATTATAAGGTCACATCAAGTCCTGTTACTGGATCATTATCTATATTATCATCAAAAAATTCAGTTGTTTCAGTAAATCCAAAATCATCATTAGCAGTAGCATCAGATGGACCTGGAGTGACAGTATATCGAGTTTTAATTCCCGCAGCACCAACGGCTTCTGAACTTGATTCATTTAAGACTTTCATTGTTCCTGTTGCAGTTGGAGAACCCGCGTCTGCATTCAGAAGTAAATAATTGGTAGTTAAAGTTGTACTATCTTCTAATATAATATATTCTGATGGTGGTGTTTCATTTGCTCCCGGAATTCTAAGATTAACAATAACAGTTTTAACAACCGATCCAGTTTTCACATCTGGATAAATGTATCCTTTCATGGTAAACGTTAATGTCCAAATAATTTCTCTAGTTGCCTGAAAATCTCCCTCATAATTATCTTCAATAGTAACACCATTCAAGACCATAGTAACATCTGGAGCGATATTCATTGATGGAATCAAATTCACCGTTACCGTAAATTCTGGAGTAAAAAATGGTACAATTTGTTCAAAAATTTGGGCACCGTCTTCTGCATTACTAACCATTGAATACAAACTGAAATCAAAATTATATGGTACAGGATTATACTGTTTCATAAGAGTACTAGTTCCTGCTACAGTATTGGCCGAATAAACTTGACCCAATGTATTTAATTTTCTACCCCCATCATATGTAATAGCAGTAAGATCAAATCCCATTCGTGGTAAAGACATTGCAACTGCTTCATCTGTTCCACTTACTCCGCGGGCTCTCCTTAATCTAAGAATCCATCTGTCTCTTGGAGAATATGCAATAGGAACTTTTATTTGTTCTTTTATAACATCACTTGCATCTCTTCGCACTACATTAATATCATTAAATAAAGTACCAAAAACGGCTACATATTTTCTAATTGTTTGGTGATAATAAGTTGTTCCAAGCATTATTACAAGCTCCCGAATGGATTACCTTCTGTGAAGTCAATAATTGCATCAGCTTCTTGTTCTATTAATTGATTAGATGCTTGAGTATCAGTAGAACTCTTTTGCATATCAAAAGATGTTATCGCATAAGATGCTCCAGAATCTTTACCTACAATATTCACAGTACCATCAAAATTCTTGGTCATATTCATGAGCCTCAATACACTAGTTCCTGCAGTCCATTCTGCAACTTCAGCTTTATAGTCTGTTGTTGCGTAAGTTCCTTGATATACTTCTTCATCAACAATATAAGTTCCACTTCCGGAACCCATTGTAAAGTCTACTGAATAGGAATGTAATCTTTCAATTTTATCAATGTCTTCAATACCAGTATCAAATTTTTGATCTGTATATTCAAATAGAACACACTTCATATCGTATCCTTGAAGTGATCCTGTTTGATAAAAAATATCTCCGTATGGTTGATCTGCTACTGTTATAATCTCAAACAAGCCTTCAACCAATGGAAAGAAAATTAGATCACCCTCTTTTGGAATTCTATCTCTACCATCTGCAACATCAGATGTTGTGGTAAAATCGAGTTCTCTATATCTTCGTACTGCCACCGTAAATGTAATTTCATCATGAATTTCTAAACCAAATCTAGAAATAACATCAACTTCACCAGAAAATCCATCTACATCCTTAATATAAATTTCAATTAATCGTGCATCATTAAATTCAGAATATGAATCATCGCCCATTAATGTATCTTCACTAATCAATGTGCGAGGAATATAATACATATCTTGTCCAAACATTTTAATGGACTCAATAAATAAATCTTCAATTAATCCTTGATCTGCTTTTGAACCAAAATTATTGAAATATGGGTTTGTTGCCATTTATTATCCTATTAAATGATCTACAGGTAATTCGTAACGTAATTGCATCTCTTCACCGATCTTATCTAGTTCTTCCTTTGCGTCATCATACATTTGTCTACCATTCATTGTTACTCCACCTGGTAATTGCATACCTTCAAATTTGATAAGATTTTGACCCCATTGTTGTTTCATCAATGCAGTATTATATCTTTTGAGAAACATATCACCCCAAACATCTGTATATGTGGCCGGATCAATAATTTTATCTACTTCAACAATAATAAAATCATCTATATCAGCATCCGCGCCCCAAGAAATATCAAGAAATAATTTGTCTTGATGGCGATTATATCTAAACATAGGAGTGCCTGTAAACATTTCATTAATTAACGATAAATGTTGTTGGGAAATTTCAAAATTTACTAAATTCGTTCCTAATTGATGCATTTCAGCTAGTGCAAATTGATACTTAGAGGAAAACATAGAATTAGATCTAGAGTTATCATAAAAAGGAATAATTCTTCTAACCCCAATAATTGCCTCGGCTATAGTTATGTATTTGTTATCGAAATCACCTATTGCTGTTGCAGTCGATGCATGAGTTGTCGCGGTTGCTGAACTAGTATTGCCTGTAATGGTTTCGCCAGTTGAAAAGGTGGTAGTAGTATTTGCATAAAACGTATTACCATCTCCACCCGATTTAACTTCGGGGTCCTTATATCTTAAAGTGGTATTAGCACTATGATATGCATGTACGATTGCTTGTACACCACTCGTCCCACCAGTAATTACTTCACCATCTGTAAAAGTTCCGGTGGGGGCTCCTGCTAGCTTAAGAGTAGATCCAGATATTTGATGTTTTAGAAATGTGTTTTCGGTTGCATCAAAATGATATTCTTGGTAAAATTGAAGAGAATCATCGATGCAATCTTCCACTTGGTCATCATCAATATTCAAATCTACCACCGGCCAGCCGAGTTTCCGTTTACAATAATCTTTAAAAGTTGTTCTTGTAGTTGGTTGTGTCATTTCGTTGCCTCCGCCCCTAACGTTATAATTCCTTCTGCTAATCTTTCTACTATTGTACCACCTGATTGAGTATATTCAACATCATAAAGATATCTTCCAGGAGTAACAGCGGCAGTTTGAGTTGCGGTCAACGAAAGTGTTACGTTTGATCCTGCAACTGCGGTAGTTAAAGTAGTGATATTATTTGATGAATAG